GATTTCTATATTTTGTGTCAAAGTAACAAATTGTGGGTCGGTAGCTTAGTTGGATAAAGCGGTCGTCTGCTAAACGTCCGGACGTGGGTTCGAGTCCCACCCGGCCCACCATTTACCACGGACCCTGGAACGGGGAGGGTGAAGGTGAAATGTTTCGGCGGGTCGGATTAGCAGACACCCGCCAAATAAAAAATTATAAAGCTATATTAATTTCGTCCGATAATGTATATAATAAAAATAAGCAGACGACCGCTCAGGGTATTAAACTGAGCCACCGGCCCTCACCGAAAGGTGGGGGTTGGTTGTTTTAGGCGCCATTAGATGGCCACGTTAAAACCCTTTAGGATAAAGGGTCGCATCCCAAATGAAGGTACAAAATGGGCTGTTTTATGGCCAAAGGGGCGCCGTTTATTTTCCTATCTTCTTCTCAGCCTTCAGCCGCCCGTAAATAGCTAACAGCGCACCCACGGCCCCGGCCCCCACGACAATGTAATTAGCTATTTCCTCCTGCGTTGCTCCGTCAACGTAGATTCCAAAACCTCCGGCCACCGCAGAGCCAAGGGCCACCAACCCGCCCCACACCGCCTTTGACTGCCACCATGCTTTGTTATCTTCCAATTTTCTTTTCCTCCTTAAACTTATTTTCACCGGTTCGTTTTTGGCATCAAGGGAATCACCCCCTAAACCATTTCAGGTGCCAGGGTCGCGCCGGCCTGTTTGATTACTTGGCGAAGTCTCCTGTTTTCCGCAGTCACCGCCTGCATATCCTTGCTAACCTTCATCAATACCGCCAGAACAAAAGCCTTATTGGCCGCCTCCTCGGGCTTGTGCGCCCCCATCTCGATTAGCCCGGCATTTTCTGCATCCTGTATCGCCTTGATTTCCCACTTTTCCGGCACTGTACTACCTCCCCTTAAATCATTAAATAACCTGTCCCACGGAAAACCGGGCCCGGGACAATTTGGCCTATCCACCGAATCAATCCGGTAATGGCCGATGATGTGGTCCCGATCCACCGGGATACCCCACTTGGCAATCAACTGCCTATGTAGCCAAAAGGTGGCCTGATACTGCTCCTCGGTCAGCTCATCCCCCGACAATCCTTCGTGTTCAATGCCCAGGGTATAGTAGTTTGGGTTCGTCCCGTCATACAGGGGCCAGCTGGGCTTATTCACGGCTCCGGCATGCCAGGCAGTGTCTGCATCTTGGACCAACTGGTATATTTGTCCCGCCTTGGTCACCAGGTAATGGGCGCTGGCCTTTGAATTCGGGTTCTTCATCCAGGATAGGCAGCCCGGATATTTCCCTGCGGTGATGTGGTTGACAATGGCAACCGGCTGCCGGCCCCCGCGCCCCCGTCGGCAATTAACCGTCCCTACCCACTCAATAGGCATAAAATCACCCCTTCTACGTCACCAGATTAACAAAAATAGAAGCCAGGGCCGTAGCCATGACTCCCATTATCCAGTATTTAAGTGTGTCAATCTTCCCGTCCACCTTGTCGAGTTTGTTTTCCATGTTCTCGGCTCCCTTCTGTAAGGATTCGATGGCCCCTTCTGCCTTCGCCATCCTTTCGCATGAAGTGCAATCAGTCAACGTCCCACCCCCTAAGACTTTTATCTCATTGTCAACTTTTCATTGCCCTTTTTACAGGCTTTTGTGATATTCTGATTATGCAGACAGGGAGCGCACACTCCCGCCCCGTAGGGCCACCCCCGCGGGGGTCTGCCACCGTAAAAGAGAACCGCCCCCGTTATGAGGGCGGTTTTTTCTTTGTCATTTCGTATTCTTCACATCTGTAGTTAGGGTCAGGCACGTGTTTCATAAATAGGTACGATGCTATTCCTGTTACCAATAGCCCCAGGGTAAACCCAATGGACTTCTCTGGAATTATGGCAAACAGGACAAAGCATCCAATGAACACGTAAATCGCTACCCACATGTACCAGGACAAAGCATCACCCCTTTTTATAATTTACTGGCTGCTGCTCTCGCCAGTTCATTCCTTCTCCTGTTCAGGTCTTCAATTCTGCTCCGCTTTTCCTGTGGTGACATGTTCGGGTTGTTTTCAATCTGCCGAATGGCCTTGGTTATATCGCCTATCTGCTTAGTTACCTGTTGGGTGTATTTAAGTTTGCCACCCTCCTTAAATGGCTGCCTATTAGCCTTGGCGGACCCTTTCTCCCGAGTAAGTTTTTCCCTGGTGTCGTACAGGTCAGACATTGATTTACCGGAGGCCCCTTCATTTACAAGGAAGGCTTTTAATAGCGGCAACTCACTTATCTTCTTGCTCGGCTTGGCTGGCTTGCTTACGGCCCCCGTTGCCTCCAGTAAAGTGTCTATGGCACTGGTGGCATATGTCCCGAGGCCAGCCGTTAACCCCCTTATGGTATTGTCAATCACCCGGGGAGAACCGAAGTTTTTAAGTGCCCCTTCGCCCCCGGTAATCGTGTTCACTCCTTTAGCAATGCCCTTTGCAACCTCAGAGGTCCTTATGTCGTACTGGTCAGGGAAGTTCAGATCCCTTTCCCTTTCCGGTATAATCGGCCCTTGCCGGAAGAAGGAGTAATTAGCCATCCCTTCAACAAAGGGCGCAAGGCCGGTCAGCATCACCGGGATGGAAAACTGTGTTAGCGTCTGGCTTGCGAAGTCGTCAAAAGCCTTCGGGTCTTTCTCGGCAGCATACTGAATAACTCTTTCAGGTAGATTAGCAAACACCGGGGCCAGGTCAAACGGTTTCGGTATCCTGGCCACCTGATTTGTACCCGGGACCGGGATAAGCCAGAAGGTATCCTTTAGCCATGTCGGAGCATCCTGTATTGTCTGCTGCTGAACATCGTTAGCCATATACTTCTGCGCCATATATGCGCCTATACTGGGAAGCGTGACAGCCTTTAATGCCCTTACAGTAACCTTTACAGGGTCCTCCCTGATAGCTCTTAGCAGCTTGCTCTTGCCCTGTATGTTAGCATTTAGAAAAGCCACAATTCTATTGGCCTGCCGCACACTTACCCCGGCCCGGGCAAAGTCCATAATATCCCGGGAACGATATGCCGCCTCCGGTTTACTTGCTCCGCTTCTTATTGCGGCCTTGTATTCACCCAGCTTTGTAGCTGACTCTGAAGCATCTGCAATGGCCCGCAATACTCCAATAAGAGATTTGCCGGAAATAACATTGACAAACTTCTGTCCAGCCGGCTCCTTGATTATTTTATTCAATACTTCCCGGTGGACGTTTCTATCCATGGAAACAATGTTGCCATAACCGCCGCTGTCCCGCAGCCATTGCTTGTATACGTCTTTTTTGAGCACCACATCAAACAAGGCCCGGGGGAAGTCTATGACAGGGTTAAAACCTGACTTACTGACAACGTAAGCCTGCACAACGTCACGCATGGGGTTCCGGAAAGAAAACTCGGGTGTCAGAGTTGCGCCGGCCCGAAGGACGGAAGCCGGTTTTTGAAGCATCTTGACAAGAAAACTAGCTGACTCTCCGTCAAGATCCATAATGGCCTTGTAGACGTCCGGCTGAACCTCATAATGCACCTTCTCGCCGTTGACACGTTCATAAACAGTGTTTAGCCTGCCCCTTTCTTCTCCGGGGGCCAGACGGCGCACAAACTGCCCCGCAGTGTCCTCATCGGCAAGTCGGCCAAGCTGCGCCACCACCCTATTCCTTTCGGAGGCATTGATTGACTTAAAGATGTTTTTAACCATAGATTCAACAGGGTCAACAACATCTCTTTCAGATCCTTTTAGTTTTTTAATGGGTGAAGTGACATTGGCAAGTGTCTTACTCAGTCCCCCGGCAAATTCTATCTTATCATCATCAAAATGCCGGAACAGGGGCATGTAGTTAGGCCATTTAGCACGCAGTATTTGCGGCAACTCTGCTTCAATTACTCCGCTGGCGGCTAGGTCGTCAAGTAGCTCAGTGCTCACCTTTACAAGCTGCTGCCGTGCTGCCTCCATTTCCGGAGTACCGAACTTATCAAGTACGGCCTTGATTTCATTGTCTGTGAAGCCAGATTTCAAGCCGCTGGCGTTAACATCCCTGGCGTGAACTGCAAGGGCGTAATCGCCGAGGTCACTATAATTGTAACCACTCTTTTCTACGTTGTCAATTACTGGCACAAGGCGATCCTTGACATACTGATTTGCCTTTGTGGGCACACCTCTGAATAGGCGGGCGGTTTTATAAAGGCTGTCCTCTGCGCTGGCTATTTTGCCCCGTACACCTTTTTCCAGCTTCTCCAGGGGGGCCAGGTCGTCAACAAACTGAGTTCTGAAGTTTTCAGCGAAGTCCTTGAATTTGCTTTTCTTTTCAGGTGTGCGGTTGATCTTTGCCCGGAAGGAGTCTGCTGTATTTTCCGGGACTGCCGCAGAGGGAGCAGGTTTTTTTCCATCCAACTTCTCCCCGACATCCATCCCGGCCCCGAACGCCTCTTTTTCTGCCCGGGTATTTTTGGGTATCTTGGCCAACTTAGATATACCCTTCAGCAGTGCCCTGCCGGCAACATCACCAACTCCACCGACAGCGGCGCCCATTAGTGTGTCCTTGGCCACCTGGCCGGCAGGGTTTCCTTCTGCTGCTGACCGGGCCCCCTCGTATGTCCCCACAGCCGCAGATCCAGGAAGGGCGGTCCTTGCAATTCTTCCGGGGATCCCTGTTGATGTTATGGCCTTTGCTACGGCAGGCCTTGCCAGCTTATAAATGCCGCCTATGGGAGCGGCAGAACCGACGATTTCACCACCGATTGAAAGGCCTTTTTCAAGACCCGTTTCTGGCGTTATTGCTGGATTTATGTCAGTCCCCATCAGTCCGGACAACTTTCTCTCTATCAGTCCACCGCTGCCGCCAATCCCAAAAGTAGCCGCTTTGCCTATGGCCTGAAGGGGCAAACGCACCCCCCGAACAAGTCTTTCGAGGACAGACCTTTGCGGTATCTGATCGGGCGTGGTTTTGGCTGGTTTCTTTTTTTCAGCCAACTTCTGCAATTTTTTTGGTGTCTTAGCCATGTCTTGAAGTGATAATGCCATTTACCACACCGCCTTTATAGGCCGTATTCAGCCGGGTCTATTCCGTCCCCGCGTAGAGAATCGGCTATCTCATCCTCTGAGTAACCATTTGCCCGGGCTTGGTCAATTAGTGCCTGAACATCTTCGCCGCCAGTATCCCCGCCCGTGTCTTCAGTCAACTGTGTTTTATACGCATCGAGTAATTGGTTAAGGGTAAAGTAGTTTGCCCCATCAGCGGCATTGTACTCGTTCGCCAGTCTCGGATCTGCCTTTGCCATTTGCAGGGCCAAGTTATTTATTTCCTGCTCTGTCATGTCGTTACTTTGCCTGGAGTTAATCTGCCCCTGCGTGTACTGCGTCCTTGCCATAGATGCGGCATTGCTGGCCTGTGTCCTCGCCATGGCCCCGGAAATCTGCTCCCTGGCTAACTGTAGGCGGCTCTGCCTATCATCATAAGACTTCTGAGCATCAAATGACCTCGTGCCCACAGGGATCCCCAGAATAACAGAGGCGGCATTGTCTACATAGCCAAGTTGTTTTACCCGGCCCCATGCATTGTCAAGCTTTGCCTGCTCTCTTTCCACTTCGGCATTTTGCGCCGCCAGGTTATCAGCCTCGGCCTGCCTGTTTCTGTCGTATGTCTGGGATTCTAGCCCCTGATAGATTTTGGCAAGGTTAGACATGTTAGACACTGAGTCCTGATACCTGCTGTACGCCTGATTCATCAGCTGCGGCAATATCCGGTCATTCACCCCGGCAATGGACTCCTGCTCAATCTGCCCCAGCCTGTCGCTTGTCACAGTGGAATTGAGAATACCCCTGGAGTTAAGTTCCTCCATGGCCCTCCCGGAAGCTGTTTTAGCCTGTCTCCCTGCCTCTCTCACCGCTGACTGGTAGGCCGGATCGCTCTTTGGGTTATAGGAAAAGGGCTTATTTATGCCGCCGCTTAGCTGGCTTAGTATGTCGCTCATCTGTGTCCCATACTGATTTTGCTGTGACGGCTGATCAGTTATACCCAGGGCGCCCCTTAATGTTGGATTGTTAAAGTCCGTATAATGCCGTCCGTCCTGATAGGATAGGCCATATTTTGCGGCCTCCGGGCTGCCGGACTTAAAACTTACATATTTCCCCGTCGAAGGGTTAAAAATAGACGCCAGGTCCGCAGTCTCGTCATACCCAACATCAAGTTTGTACTTTTGCCCCAGGTCGCGTAAGCTAATCTGAGCCATTTTACACCCCCCTTTGTAAAATAAAAGCACCCCCGCTTGGAGGTGCTTTTAGATATTTAGTTGACTTGGTTCTACTCAATTCTAACAATGGTTACTGTGTCGCCGCTTATTATCGGTTTTAGGCCAACAGACGAGAGGCTTACAAATACCCTCCCGTCTATTTTCCCCCCGTCCATACCAGGAGAGTATTCCTTGCCTGCGTCTATGGCAACAGTTTTCCATGGTAAATTTATTGTATAGATATTTCCATCGTTTGTTAGGTACTTAATAAAAGCCACTGGCGGGTAAAACCATTCTCCATCTATAGCTTTGTAAATATACGGCGTATCCAAATCGAGAATATCACATACATACTTATTTATTGTCACTGACTTCACTTCCTCCACTGGCGTTTCTGTTACCGGCTCCGGTGCAGGTTCCACCGTAGCCACTTCTACCGGCTCCGTCAAAACAATCTGCTCGTTAACAAAGTCCACCTTATACCCTACACTTTCCGCTATGTACCTGGCGGGCAGATAGGACACCCCTTCAATGACTATAGCGTCCAATTCTGCCCTCTGTCCTTCGATATAGACCGGATAGGTAGTATCTACCGCCTTTCCAATCATACCGCTGCCATAGGCCGCCACAGACAGTCCCAGGATGAGACCAAAAACCACTCCGACAAAATATTTTCTCATGTTACCGCCTCCCTGGTTTTTGATCCCATTATAAGACAAAACACTGTCAAATAACAGGGGCCTTTGTTTACGTCTCTTCTATCGGCATTACCTCAATTGCCGCATAAGATTTTTCGACCTGCTCAAGCTGTTTTTGGGCTTTTTCTGCGCCTTCCTCATCTTCGTTAGCCTTGTATGCGGCCATATCCATTTGCAGACGGAAGCGCATAATCTTAAGGCCCAGAAGGCGTTGCTCTTTTTCTTTCTTCAGAATTTCCTTGGTTTCCATGGGTAACCTCCTATTCTTAACCTACTGTTCGCGTTGGTATTGAATGAGTATGGTTGTCAGCCCCGCCTGGCCCTGTGGTTCCTGATGCTGCTGAAAGGCCGGTGATGGAGTCGGCAAGAGAAAAACTCCATGAGCCAAGTGCATCCACATTGGTTCCTGACGAGCCAAGACCAAGAATTTTTCCATTCAATGCTTTTATAAGGTATCCATCTGTCAGTGTATTATAAAACTGCATAACAGCTGTTCCTTCGTTATAGAAAAACACATCCCCGAAGTTAGCAGGGTCCCCAGCCGATGTTCCCCATGCCGGGCCATGCAAATAATCTGTTCCGGAGATACCTTTATATGTAAGCAATGAATTTCCGGTTATAACAATCCTATTGCCAGTGACAGATGTCTGCAGCGTCCCGCCCGTTATAGTGCTACCTATTATCGAGCCGGTAAATACGGCATTGCCGTTTGAGTCAATATAGACCGTCTGCCCCCCGGTGGCATTGTAAAGCTCAAAAACAAAATTTCCCGTTACAGGATCATACCCCTGCCTCAGCCTCAATACCGGCGTTGCCTGCTTGTCGTACATCTCAAGGACAGGGCCTTTAATAATCGTTTCCCCGTCCTCTGACTGAATATTGCAATATTCGGTATAGAGTTGCTTCACGTTCAGGTGGTCCAGGTGCTTCAATAGCCAGTTAAGGTAGTCGTGTATCTCTATCAGCTGATTCGTTGCGTCCTGAAGGTCTTTGGGATATATTAATTCGGGTATCGCAGTGGTAGACAAGGTGTCACCTCCTATAAGGGCAGTTCCCTGAGCCTCCTGTTAATCTCGTAAATATTCACCGGTCCGGTTCCGGAAAGCTTTATCCTGACATAATTAGCCAAGGCCACCACATCAGTAGGAATAATTACCCGCTTGTCAACCGTGTTGTAGGTTACGGCAGTCCAGTCGGAGTTGCCATCTTTTTCTTTTGACAGGTAAACATTAAAGGTGCTCCCGGTGGGAATCTCAACCTCTGCCCAAAGTTTTAGCCAACGCTTTATTCGCACTAACTTATCTTCTCCAAAGGGTTTTGAGATCCACTCCCAGGAGATAGCCGTCCCGGCATCGTCTGACCCGCCCATCAAATGGACCTGGCCGGCAGAGTCGCCGCCATACCAGTCTTCGTTGAAATAGGCAAACGACCTCGGGTAGTGGGGCAGCTCCCACACGTACCAGGTATTAAAAACGGGGTCATATTCCAGGCCGTGCGACGGCTCAGTGGCCGTTCCTATCGGCAGGAACATATAAAGCCTCCTGCCGTCCGTGCCGCTACATGCCTTACTCCTGTATGTCATGTTGATATTCTGCACATACCAGTCAATCGGCAGGGAAAAGTCTTTCTCCGGCAGCCCCGCCGCATACCGATAGATGCCGTCATGACCGAGGAAATAGAGATAGTTGCCTACCATTATAGGGGTGTTTCCGGCAACGCAGCCTATTTTGTCACTCACCTGGACCAGTTCAAAATCAAGATAACTGGTGCCATACAGCTTGAACATGTTCTGCGGCTTGAAGACAACAAGGTGCTTTGGCCCGGCCTTAATTCCTGATATATTTTCCCCATCCGGAGTCTCTACGACAATGCTTCCGGAATCCTTAACCGTTGTCCAATCCTCGGCTTTCCTTAACGCTGAATAATAAAGCGTGAAGTCAACGGCCACATATACCCGGTTGTCGTGGGTGTCAATGTAGTTTGCCCCGGCAGGACAGTTGGCCAGGGCTGAAACAGTAGACCCGTCATATTTTTTAGCCACCGCCCCATTCACGCCAAGGAGGTTTATTCCGGAAAAGCTGCCCTTGAAGTTGCAAAAACTCCACTGTGCTGTGGTGGAAAGGCTGGAGGCCAAGACCGCACTCCATGCGCTTCCGGTCCATTTGTTCCACGTCCCTCCACCTACGGCATGAAGCTCTGTATCCTTCCACACTCCAAGGCCAACAATGGCCCCGCCAAAAGCAACGCCGAGGTTAGAAAACCCAGGCCTTACGGTTAAGGTAGGAAATGCTGAAGATGTGAAGTTTTTTAAGCTGGTGGCGGCCCCTTCAGGAATAGAAAAAGGGTCCAGCCTGTTAACCCCCAGGAATTTATTTATTGGTATCGGGTCAAGGATACCGGGGAGAGATTGCCACTGAGCCATAGAATCACCACCTACTCGCACTTTTCTATAAAGCAGGAAAAGTAAACCTTACGTAGAATAAATAACAAAAACAGGCACGAGCCAGAGTTACAAGGAGCGATAAAGTGAAAAATTGGCGTTTAATCGATTGGACTTCCATTTTAATTATTTTGGTTTTTTTAATTTTGACTTTATCAATAAATTGGTACGAGCCAGGAAATGGAGTTTGTTTTGATCTTGTATATTCTTGGTTTAGTAAGCCATATTAAATGCTTAATTACATCCCAAATGGCCCAACAACCGATAAGAATGTGCTTTGCGGTTCAATAATTAACGCCGTGCTACCCCCCGTTATCATCCCCCACAATTCTAGGTAATCTGTTGTTCCATTCATGTAAACATCACTGCAAATTACAGAAGTTGCGGCAACACCATTATTACTTATATAAGACTGTGCCACTGCGGCACCAGCACCGTTTTTCTTTATCATCCCAATTAGCATACTTGCCCCAGTAAAACTGTTTGAAGTAAGGTGGGCGCTAATCCTGTATACTCCTGGCCTGGTTGGTGTAATACGGCTATTAACAGCATCAAAAATTGAGTCATAATCATGTACGGCTGTGTCGAGCAAAACCTTTGCTGCAACCGCGTCGATACTTTGAGCTGCTACAATTTTAGCTTTACACTGTAAAGTCCCGGCATCGTTGACAATGGCTAAATTATAAAGCCGTGGTATAGTTGCACTATTTGTGCGAGAAAAGCGGTATATTCTGTTTGGCGATAAGGCCGGAGGCGGCCCATAACCATCCGGTGCATAGTTGACAATACTATTTCCATAAACATCAATACCGTGAAAAGAACATTCGGAAGGCACAGCTGTCCTGTAAAGAAAAGTGGCATCATTGGCATAGTTGAATTGAATAGCCACTCCAGGAACAGTACATGGAATCTCCGTTGTAAAGAAATTAATATTGTCGCACATCCCCAGAATTATACCGATTTGCGTAGCTGCTGTTAGACAAATATACAAACTCCGATATTCCTCGTAACCACAGCCATACTCACCAGTTCCGGTAATTATAACTCCCCGAGCATCAGGGGCGGCAGCCGGAAGCAAGATCCACGTCTTGTCAAAAACATTATGCTCGCAGAGCGATAAAGTACCGACAGTGGTCTCTATAATTCCCGCCGCATAAAAACCGCTGATTGTTAAATTCTTCGTCCCGCCAAACTGTGCGGAATATAATCCTAAACCAACGGCAAGGGGGCTTGTGGTATCAGCAAGAAGAGCTATGTTTTCCACGCCCCAGGCATTAATTGGTCCTTGAATCACTATGGCTGGGCCTGCGACCTGGGATTTAATAAAAACTGATGGACCTGCCCAATAAGGACCTGGAGACCCCCCACAACCGATACCCTTTAAAATTACTGGTTTTTTGGTGCTCCATACAAGGCTAGTGCCATTTCCAATAACAATAGATGATGTTATCAGATATGTCCCCGGAGGAAAGTATACTTCGCCGCCAAGGACGGCAGCGGCATCTATAGCAGCCTGAATTGCCGCTGTATCGTCAGTGATGCCGTCACCTACTGCCCCATAACCGACAACATTAGAAACAGGGGTAATTAATGTTGATACCGCCGCCTTATAAGTATCGGCCAGCCCCTGTAGTTTTTCCGCTGCATACTCAGCAAATGTTGACCATGCCATTATAATCACCCACCCTGTACAATAACTTCAACATTCGACCTGCGCCCGTAGCGCCTATATCGCTTCATTACATCCTGTGTCTTAACCGGCTGGGGATAATTAATCTCCTTTACCGCCTCGCGAAGCAGAGAATTAAAATCACGGTCGTAATTATCAGCAAGACCTATATCCAGCTGAATCTTTGCCAGCTCTGCCGCAAGCCCGTAAGTAAAAAGCATATGGTACTTTTTGAAAAACCTTGGAACAGTGGTCATGTCTGTGCTTGAAAGAGTGTTCGGCCCCTGCTCGTAGGTTATAAAAATAAGCCTCCCTGTCTCGGAGGGCTCCGGGTAGAAGCCGATCATATTCGTTTCGCCGGTCTCAAAAATTGTGTAGGTAAAATACGTTGGTTGCTCGAACAGCTCTTTCCTGGCGTATTCCTGTGGATTTTTACCGGTTGAGTCGGTCAGCACCACCTTAAGTATGCGCCCCGGCTCAACATAATCGGGCAGTTCGTAAAATGCCGTGTCCGCCGCTGTGGATTCCTTGACCATCTCCTGTGGAAACCGGAATTTTGAGTAAAGTGTCCGCTGCAGCTGGTCAAGATATTCCACCTTTGTTGCGTCAGTTTCAGCGTTTGGGACTCTATTGTCGGCCATGTCAACGATCTGCTGTAGTGTTAAAGACATAAAAATACCCCCTTTCTGGGAGGTTTAATGTTTAGGTAGAATAAGACTAGTTAATATACCCAAGGTCACGAAGCAGTTTTTCCACCAATACCCACTTTTCGGTTGCGGTCATCTTCGCAAACTCCCCGGTTGGCTTTTCTTTTGTGGTGTCTTTCAGTTCCCTGCCCTGCTGCTTCATAAGATCCATTATCTTGCTCACGGTATCAACCCCTTATCGTTTAAGGCTGAGACTATCTCAGTGGTGGTGCCCTCCAAGGTAACTACCCTATCCTCCAGGCTTGGAGGCGCTACCACTACAGGTGGCACCGGGAAGGATATTGCCCCTGTTTCCCCGCAGTTGGAGCAAGTTGCCACACCATCAGCGTACTTGATAAAATCCTGTGCGGTTGTGATCTCCGGGTTAAGCTCTGCCCCACAGTCGCAGACGATTATATTTCCGTCTCTCAGTTTCATTTTAACCCTCCTATTCCACCGAAACTGCCACCGCCTAAAGTGCCGTCGAACCATGCAGGGATATTGTTGTCACACCAGGCCAGGTCTGGTTCTAATCCTGCACCGAATCGGGCGGTTAGGTCGATTGCCATGACCTCCTGCACTTCCATTACTTTTCCATTGGCTGTGGCGGCATCAATATATCTGTGTTGAAGCATTATATCGACGCTACTTCCTCCTGCCATAAGAGTAATAATTCCAGATAATGCGTACCACGTATTAGCAGTTATTACTGTCTGTGTTGGACCAAGATAATAATTAACACCGTCAAATAAAATCGTAGCAAGCCTATCGCTTGATGAATTAGTTACTCTAAAATTACACTTAATAAAGATTTTTTTGCCAGAAACATAAGGTGTAGCTAAAGTTTTTACCGCACCAGGGGAAACTACACTACCATTACCTATTATTGACATTATGTTATTGCTTGCCTGTATAGTGCTACCACTAGGAACCCACCCCGTTGTCCCCTTACTAAAATCACTATTAATAACAAGGTTCGTAGGTTTAAAACTCCTTCTCAGTCCCATAACTCCACCCCCTACGCCATCACTTCAATTTGTGCAGTTGCTCCGGTGGTATCCGAAATAAGGTATAGCATAGAGGCTATTCGTTCTTCCTTGATGTTGCCGCCTGTCAGATTCATTTTAAAACCGTTGGCAGTGGTTACTACGCCAGCACAGCGTTTCCACACATTGCCTGAATGGACGTTGAGGATGATCTGCTTACCAGTCAGGTCGAAGACTACAAGCCCCTTGCTGATTTTGGTCGCAACTATGGTAGTGATGGTCTGGTCTGCTGATGCCTCACGAATAGTGATTGTACCTACAGCAGGGGAAATGTTCTGCCCGTAGATGTCGCCTAAAAATACGCCATAGATGTTGCCCCAGTCAGTTTTTATGGTGGCAACTGGAGTTGTACCATCTAAGGTCACAGTTTCATAGGCATAGGCCCCGCCTGTGTTGGTTGTACCGAATATGGTGCATTTGCCCACGTCTGAAGCGGAGTCGGATACAATCTCCACGCCGTCATCGGCTGGTTGGTTCGTAAAGCCAGACCATGCCAATAAGTCGAGCATGGGAATGATGTACGATGAATAGCCCCCGGCTACTTTAACAGGCAGTCCATTACTGTCAGACACATCATTAAAATCGCTTGTAAGTAGTTTGGTTGTATTTGGCAAATTCTTCACCTCCAAAATAAAGGAGAGGCACAAAGGCCTCTCCGATTAGACCCACTGCATCGTGACCGTGATAGTCCCCAGGGCATACGATGTGGCAGCACCGGATTGCACCTTCAGGCAAAGCGCATCCCCTGCCGCCAGGGTTCCAGCTGCGGTTGTTACTGCCGTTGCACTTACGGGCGTATTCGCTGTGCTTACCATGTCAAAGCCGGTTGTGAACAAATCATCCCCGGCCCCGGGAGCCTCGCCGGTAGTAATTTTTTCAATCGTCAGTACTCCGGCCTGCCCAGCTACGGTTACGTGCCTTTCATATGCACTGATTATTTTACAGGCTGCAGGCGCGATGAAAAAGGTTTTGGCAACGTCTGCCGCCGCAACCTGGGGATAGGTCACCTGAAACTTTTCGCCGGCCACAAACTTGCCTTCCGTTAGGCCGTCTGCAGCTGCATTTATTTCGGCACCGCTGGCAGTTACCTGTGTCCCCGCCTGATAAAGGTTGCCGCTTTCATCAACCACGGTCGTACCGTTCATATTTACAGGATCTATGAAATTTGGCATTGTTTCACCTCCAAAATAAGGGAGGGTGTTACCCCTCCCTGGCTATTACTTACAGGCCGGTGCTTCCCACAAGCCCCCTATGATCCGTATAGCCACTATCAAACCGGGCATAGCCGTACATGAAGTAGTCTACGGTCTTTGGAATGGGCTGGCTGTCGAATATGGCATTTTCCCTCCACATAAACTTGAGGTTGGTCAGCGCCTTGGCCTTAAGCATCCAGGCGGTCGCGCTGGACAGGTAGTCCAGAACAACAAGGCGCATGTTGGGCAGAGTGTTCTTGTCGTTGGACAGTTCTCCTGCAGGCCCGGTGGATACCAGAAGTGCCTTGCCGGTGTACTCCAGTTCGGGCGGCGCAATCAGATCGCCGGGCTGTGCCATAATCCTTACATTAGCCTCGTTCCTGGTGTCACGCAGGAGTATAAGGCCGGTTTTCAGGTTGGCATCGGTCAGTGGCCCGGTGGTCAGGTTGTCGCCCAGGCTTGCAGAGTCTGCCAGCGGGTGAGAGTCGGAGAACAGTGCTACACCATCATATCCGGTATTGGTAAAGCCGCCGTTAAGCACTGCAGCGCAGTCATTTTCAATGGTGGCTCTAAGACCGGTTCCAAGCGCCCGGGCAGACCCGCCTTTGCCAACGCCCTTCATTACGTTATATAGGTCGTCCTGCACCAGCTCCCAGGTCAGTTCATAGCCCTTGTCAAAGCGCCGGGCGGTGAAGGTCGCGGTATCACCTTGACTCATCTGATCCTCATTAATGGTGTTGCCCTCAGTGTTCTCAATCCACAGGCCGAAGTCTCCCATGTGCGGGAATGTTTCTTCCTTCATGGTCATCTTGTCGTTGGTGTCAAACACCTTGGAATACTGCTCCGGCAGTTCGTCGTAGGACTTGAAAAAGACCTTCTTGTGAATCGGGGTCAGCAGTTCCCCGAAGTTAGCGCGGGTAAGTTTCATTCCTGGTCACTCCTTTCAAAATAAAAAACGCCCCTTTCAAAGGCGTTAGTCAATTACTGGTCTTGCTTCAGACTTTAGGCCATGCCGTAAACCCGGTTACAGAGAATCACGTTGCAAAGCAGGTTTGTGGTGTCTGCCCCGGTGCCATCGTCCCACGGAACAATCTGCAGCCATCCGTCCGTGGTGTCTGCACCGTCAACCGTATAGGCGGCGGTTCCCATGTCGTACTTGTTGCCAACTGCGGGGGCCGTGGTAACATAAGCCATTTCGTAGATAGAGGCCGGGTTTACATCCACATAAATTATGTCCGTGGCAGCCGCTGTGGCGGTAACAATGTCGGTAGCCGAAACCCCGATAACGGTTCCTGCAGCGGCTGCATCGGCGGCTATGCTGGCCTTATTTGTAGCCAGCACCACAATGTCGCCCTGGTAAATGGTCTGAGTATCGTTAACCTGGAAAGGCTTCAAAATGGGAGAAGTCCCGTTAAGGCTCCCTTTGTAAACGCATCTGCGCATTGGTCAATCACTCCTTATTTGTTTTTAGCTGTAATCTTCCTGTACTGGTCAGGCGACTGAATTTTCTTCAGCGCCGCATATTCCTGCGGGGTCATGCCGGCAATCTTGGCGATAGCCATTTCATCAGCTGACAAATTGACTTTCGGCTGCGCCTTAACTTCCCCACTGGGTGAGGTGTCAATGCGCTTGGCTTGCTTTTTGGCCTGGCTATTTAATACCCGCTGCTCAATCTCCCGGGACATGTCAGTAAACAACGTATCTCCGTATAAATCAAGATACGCCGCTTTCATTGACAGCCCCGTGGTATCGGCATGGGCCTCCACCTCATCCCTGTAAAGCTCCAGGTTTTTGTAAAGCGGATTGGCCTTTAATTCGCCCACCTCAATATCCCGCTTTTGCTTATTGAGACCCCGGGCCAGTTCTTTCATCTGCCGGTCCTGGTTAACTAGAAACGTGGCCATCTGAGGGTCTACGCCGTTGGTGACGTAGTTTTGCACCTGCAACTGGTCAAGATCGGCCTGAATAGCGTCATAGTCCTTCCCGGTGGTGGCCTTTAGCCTGTCGGCTATGGCCTTGGCCTTGGCAATTTCCGGCGAATTAAGCCGCTGCTGCCACTTCTTACGCTCTGCTTCCAGGGCGGAGAGAGGGACCATTTTTTCATCGGGCTTTACTTCCGGCTTTTCCGGTTTATCATCGGGGTTGGGATTATCGTCCTCCGGTGGCTCCGGATCATCATCGTCAAGCCCGGATAGATCGTCAAATTCCCCCTCGTCAGGTTCCGGAATATCAACCCCTTCGTCCTCCGGTATTTCCGAAACGTCACCCTCTGGAGCCGGGCCGCCGTTACCACCTGCCGGGTCACCATCAATAAAGCAGCCCTTTTGCATCCTGGCCATCCATGTGCTGTGTCCAAACATATACCTACCTCCTGGATTTTAGCGTGATCCCCACGAATTTACTGACTTTTGCGGTGTCAGAAACCGGATTTTTTAACGTGGTTAACTCCACGAGGCACGGTTTCAATGGCCCACCGTGAAGGGCATAAGAAAAGGCCGCTATTGAAGGGCCTTAAGTTGCTCAACCAGTTCCATTTTTTTAAGCTTGGTGTACTCCTTAATTCCGGCCTCACTTGCCAGTTTTCTGAGTGCAAGCATATTCATATACTCCAGGCCGTCTCCCTCCGGTTCAGGCTCCGGTGCCATACTGATGGTCAGCACCCTGTAGCTGCCCCCCTCCGGCTTCAGCCACATGATGTATTTTGCTTCACAGGTCGGACAGGCAGCATTTGCAAATCTCTTGGCGTTGCCGCCGTATAGGTGGACGTCATTGGTCCCCAGTGCTTCCTGCTGGGACATGAGCTTGCCTTGAATGTCGTTGGCAGTGAAGCAGTGTCCACAGCATTTGGTTTTTCCTAAGTGTTGCATTATTTCCCGCCTTTCTTTTTCTTCTTCCTCATTCCCGCCTCACTCATGGCAATGGCCACAGCCTGATCTTTCGGCCTGCCAGATCTAATTAGTTCACCAATGTTTTGACCTATGGCCTTTTTAGACTTGCCCTTTTTGAGTGGCATTGTTCTCACTCCTTTTAAACAATAAAAAATCATTATGGCTCTTAGAGAAATTCTTTGAAAATATTTCTTAACTCTTCGTCAGTGTATTTTTTAAACAACTCGACCCGTAATTCGTTTAAGCGCTGTAGTTTATCTGGTGTTGGATTTCCGAAGTTTGACAAAAACAGTGTTTTGGCCTCCATTATTAATTTATTATCATCCTTCATCTATTTACCCTCACTCCTCATCAAAGTGTAGTTTGTTGTCTTTCAGAATCTGATAAAGACATTCTTCGAGTTGGCTAATCTGCTTATGCTCAAGACCAATCTCGGAGTTCGTATTTAATGCCTCCAGTATTTCATGTAATAGTGTGCAGTCAATGGTCTGCTGTGGGAAGCTGGGGTTTAATTGGATTAATTGGATTAATTGCATCGCCGCCCTGGACCTACCGCGACAAGCATATCCTTCATCCGTTATTACGGCAGGGTCGTATTCGATTTTAAAATCCTTGCCGCCAATCTTAATTGTTTCCGGTATCCTCATAACTACCCCCTATTTATAATCTTTCTCCCTCAAATACCCCCGCAAGAACGTCTTTGCCTTTCCGGTATCTCCGCAGTTAGGGCAAACATAACTCCTGTCTATGCGCCACCCGTGTGTCCTTAAAGCCACCTTCTCACACTTGTTGCAGATCGGGTGCTCCATGATCTCCTTGACATTGTCAAAACCGTGGGCAAATTCTTTGGGCCTCTGCGTTGCGGCCATAGCATGCTGCAAATATAAAGACTCATCCATCGTCCCGTTACGCGATATTATCAGCACCGGGCCCACCTCCCATCATCGGCAGCGCTGCCGGTCCTTGATTTTGCCCCAGCCCGTTTACATCAGGACTAATTTCCTGCCCCGGTACAACCTGCCCCTGCCCCATCTGTGGCTGTACGGGCGGCATTTCCTCTATCGGCAGCCCTCCATAGTCACGCAGCAGCTTTCTCGCCTCCTGGGGAGTTAAAATGGGCTTGGGAGCATTTTCGGTAATCAGTTTGTAAATAAAGGCTTTGTTCTTTGGCAGTCCCGCTCCAACAGTCACACGAATACGAAAGGCGGCTTTCTTGGATTCACCCTCCAACTCCATCCACTTAGGAGGCTCAATATCCTGATACCTGCCTGCAAAAGCCGTTCGGTACATATCGCTTGACGGTATCATTTTGGGTATTTGTGCCAAGTCCGAAGCCCTGAACCACAGAAACTCCCCGGGCTTATCCGGCATTGAAAAGCCGTATTCATCCTCGTAGTTGTCAACCATAAGCTCAAGGCAGTACTCAAAGACCTCGGAAAGGGTCTCCTCTAAGAGTGCCTTGCTGTGGTCTATCCCACTTGCCCCAGCCTGCTGCAGTGCTAACGCCTCCGTGGCGGTATCAACCCCCTGCTGCCGCTGTCCGGTCATTTGGTCGGAGAACCTTGTCACCCTTTGACTCTCGTAGGTCAAGGCCTGATCCCTGCGCCTCAAAATATACTCCGGTATTTTCGGCGGGTCCAGCCACTTGGCCCCGCCTACGTCTGTGGTCGGGATGTTCAGGGCAGGCTCGTTTGTCCATTTGTCCGCATCAATCCCGCTGGCCACATCAATAAGCTTTTGCGGGTTACCCGTTAGCCTGGCGTTAATCCTTATCTGATCGTCCAGATCGTTGATAATGTCCTGCGGTCCAATAATCAACTCTGCTGTGCCCTTGCCGTGAATTGTCCCCTCTCTGAAAGAGTCCGGCGTGAAGAAGTACGGGAATTTTTGTCCGGGATAAAAGTCCTTGTCTTCGTCCTCCATCGTGTCCCGGAGGACAACCCCACACCCTGACATCTCTACCAGCCTGATTTTGCCCTTTTTGCGTGCCCAGACGAACATGTGCAGGTAGTTGTCCCGGCTGACCTCGTCAGTCTCGCCATCGTCTTCCCCGAATATCCACTCCTGCTCCATGGGGTCGTAACCGGGAGTAATGGCTGCTACCCTGTCCTGATCAAACTGATCCTGCTCCTTGGCCCAATCCAAGGACCGGCGCATGGTTTCAATTACAAAGCGGCCCTTTTGGATCTCATAAATATCAGTAATGGCCGGGTCAGTAAAGACATAGGCAATGTTCCGGGGCTGAATATCCGGCAGTCCAAAGCCGTCCATGGCATCAGGGTCTAAAAGCACCCGGAAAACGCCGGTTCCGAATTTCTTCCTTCTGCGCTCGTGAACGTCAAGTTTCCGGCGCATCTTGTTGTTTTCAAGGCACCACTCCAGCATGACCCTGGAGACCTGCTGGTAAGGCATCTCAGAGGGTGTGATAGGCTCTGTCTCAATGGCAATGTTTTGCTCAACCAGGAGGGCAACTTGGCCCTCTATGTTTGCATGGACAATGTTGGTGCTGCTGCCGGGGTCTGCGTCTGACTCCGGCTGGTTTACATCACCCTCCCAGTAAGCGTCTATCTCCTCCCACTTGTCGAAAAGCCCCCGCGCCTCTTTGTCCCGCCAAGAGGACCGGTAGTAGGCAATGAATTTCTCAGCCTCTTTAATCTCCTCCGGAGTCATTACGTCCTGCCTCATTTTTTGGTAATACTCTTTGTCCTTATCCATCAACTCACCGCCTAACTACGTTTAGGTTCTGCCGGCTGGTATAGTCCGCTGTCCCGGGCCTTGAATTTGTCGTACTGCACATTAAAGGTTTTCAGTGGGCTCCTGAGACTCGACTTTACCCTGGGGACCACCGTTGATGTGGTGGCCACTGATTGAGGCCATAAAAAATGGCGGGTGAAGAATCCCGCCGCAAGGCCTGACATAAATAAAAAAGCACCTGCGAATAACAGTGCAAGTTGCATCACTTTGCCCTCCGTATCTCCAGTTTTTTATAACCGGCATCCTCCAGTTCGCCGGGGGTGTAAAATCCTTTTGGTTTACCCCTCGGTTTCTCGTTGGCTTGTGGCCTTGACATAATAAAGTACCTCAGATCGTCCATTGCATGGTCTTTTTTCTTGATAGGCTTTTCATCCGCATTTCTGTCTTCTTTTGGCTCAGACCATCGGTAGGATTTAAACTCCTTAATCAGATTTGAGCAGGTTCGGAAAATAAATAAGCGCGGCTTCCCTTTGGGCCACACTTCCGGTTGCTCTGTTGGTCTTGGCTTTAGATATTCTTTAACTCTCTGAATCCCTGACCACACATCATTATTAGCGTCCTTGCAGTATATTTTGTGGTCGCTAAATAACTGCTTGACACTCTTTTCTGCAGCCAGTGTCTTTTGGTTGGCAGCAGGGTCTATTATAGCCAGTAGGCCACCATTAGGAGCCTTGCGCCAGTTTAATTCCTTGGCTATGCGCCATATCTCACCGGAATGCCTTTCGACGGTCCATTCTGATTTGTAGTGTTCGGCTACCACATAAATGTCGCCATCCTCGTTAACGGCGCAAAAATGACAGCTTAAAGGATTTGTAAATCCAGGGTCAATACTTATGCCACTATGCCAATGTGTGGGTATATCAATAGGATCAATAACATGTATGTTTTCGTCAAACTCTTTATATATAAGGCCCGACTTTGCCATAAACCGGCCATATTGACGAGATTCCCTGTCCTCCTCGTCCATGGTAGATTCAAGTTGGGCTATTTCCTCTGGCGATAAGTGCGGATTGTCTGCCCACTCCATAAGCCAACATTGTACATTATGATCGCCAATATCATTTATGTAAACTACATCATGAACCCATGTGAGGCCCTTTAATGGGGTCATCGTCCCCCATATATCACCCCGAGTGTCAAGCACTCTCATTCTGCACTCTTTGTATATGTCCTCCGGCGGCTCTTCGTCAAACCATATCCAGTGCTGAGAGGTTCCCTGAAACTTTTCCCGGCCCTGGTCACAGGACTTGAATCCTATAACAGATCCATTTTTAAGCCTAATAAAGTCAATAATGCCGGATTCGGGATTATCCTTTTGGCCTTTACGCATAAAAATATCCGCTATCTCGCTTTTGGGGAGCCAGCGGAGTACTTCTTTTTGGGCTACGTCCCTTTGGACCTCGTTTGTAAGAGATACCACCCATCCTCTATTTGGTGTTTTGATTTTCTTAAAAGGATGTGTCCCGGTGGCATAATATACCGCCTCTGCCCCGCCGCCTACCGTTTTACCTGTTCTGTTGCCACCAAATAGCCAGCGGTTGCGCTTAGTCGACCGGTGAAAATCTCTTTGTTTTATGTGGGGCCGGTAGTAACGTATGGCGTTTTCGTTAACCCTGCGGTATAATTCGCTTTTGTAACTCTTTAATTTCGTCAGCTGTTCTTTCAATTGCTGCGAGTAACTCATCATCATCCAACCTTTGGATTTCCATATCGTATTTTATCGGCCCCCCGTCCTTGCCGAAAACCTCATGCGCCTGTTTAGGTGTATAAGTCCCGGTCATCTCCAGCAGTATCTTCCGGTCCTGGTGGTTCTGGGGAAACATCGTCGCAAACCTATATGTAGCATTGATAACGTCACCTACCTTACCCCTGAGTAGTTCTAGTACCAGGCTATTGTAATAGGCGACAAAATCGGGCTTTTTGAAAGCCTCATAATAAGTAAAGCGACTTATCCCGGCAAGCTCACATAATTCCGTGATATTCTTGCCGTAGTTCTCAGGATTGGCAAGTGTTTCAATGAGCTTTTGTTCAGCCGGTGTCGCTATGTATTTGTTAGTAGATGTTTGCTCATTGTCTGCCATCCCGCCCAGCTCCTTTAAATATAAATTTAAAAACCTATTGACACCCGAATACGGGCATGGTATACTATTAAAAAGCACCCGAAAACGGGTGACACGAAGGGGGATTTTAAAATGAAAAGCTATAAAATTAGCTTAATTGACACAAACCCATACACCGCAAAACTTCTTAGTTTTGTAAATATATTCGGCGCAGCAAATGCCGAAGAAGCAAAAATACAATGTGCCAAACACCTTCTGGAAAACAAAAATATAATAATACCCACCAGCAACATGACTGCAAATGAGGGCAACTGGAAGCTAGATTCAAATATGAACTTTAATTTCGTGATTAAATAACAATTAATAAAAGGAGGACATTAAAATGAACAAACCATTATTCTACAAGGGCCACGAATTTGGCAACGAGCCAAAAATACTGGACGTTAACAATGACAAAATTACCATACAGTGGGGGGACGGCAAGCCTACCAAAAATACCCGACAGTTTAACGCCACGGGCGATGCTTACTTTACGAGCAAGGGCAAGAGGTATTATGAAAAGGAATTTGTTAACACTGAAACCGGGGCAGACATACACACCCTGGGAAAGTCCTGACCGCCTCCGAGGCGGCTCACATTTGGGGCAAGCACCCCGACCATATCAAAAAACTATGTCAGCAGGGCAAAGTCGAGGCCCGCAAATCCTCCGGCACATGGTTGGTCACAGTGGCTGGAATGGAAAGATTGTATGGGCCAAGAAGGTAAAAGACTTTATAACCCAGCTAAGAGCCGCCGAATAGGCGGTTTTTTATTGCCCAGCTCCTTTACTTAAAAATACCAAACATACAGAGTGTCATTATCCTGCATAAACCATACTGTGTTGCTGTCGATATGCTCAACAATTAAAATATCCACACCCCACACCCCCGGCTATTTATTCAACCTCATCACCACAAAACACATCACAAATTATTGTCCCTGCATATCTACAACACAAACAACAACCACAATCTTCAGGATGTTCCATCCCCGCCACCCCCAAAATAATTCCAAAAACTTTACCAAAAACTGTGGCGGGCTCTGTTCACGGGGCCGTAGCCCCTTTTGAACAATCGGGATTTTTTCTCCCGGCTGCTCTCCACAATTACAATATAGCACGTTTACCGTAGCATTTTCGTAGCATCTTTAGTACACCTTCCTGCTAAATAGGCTCAGGCTCATGTACCAGACCGCCCTTTCCCGTATCCGCTTACAATGCCCCGGCTCATAGTTCAGCTTCTTGCCTACATCTCCCCACTTCATGCCTTGGATATAAAAGAGATTGACCACGTCTTTTTCTTTTGGTAGTAGCGATCCGATTGCAATGTCAATCTTCTGCAGTTTGGCCCTAGTCGTAAATAGCTCATCCTCCAGGCCCTTTTTGTCCAGCACGTACATGCGCCACACCCGATGGAAGTCCTTCCGGTATCTCTCCCGCCACTCTTCGGCCACCCGGGCGGTCTTGTCGCTGGTTTCCGTCCCCATCGGCATGCCATTTACCACCCGGGCAAAGCACATTCCCCCGATAGCCTCATCATGTGTCTCCGTTATGTCCGTTCCCAGTATTGAGGCAAGCTCATTCTCCAATATGGCCACCCTTGCCAACATGGCCCGGTAGTTCTGCAGCTGCTCCTCTGTTCTCCGGTATAAGGTGCTTTTTTCAATCCCTGAAGCCATCCCCAGCCACCCCCGCTTTTATTAATTTGCCACCCATGGTATAATTACTTTGAGCGTATCCCTCGGGTGACCGGGGGTGTTTTTTCTATTTAATCGTAATGCTTTTTACATGGACTATCAGCGATCTTGCTGTTAGCCTGTAAAACCTTGTGATTGCATTTTCGACAATCTTCTTTACCCCGCAGGTTCCCCGAAATATGGATATTTGCAGGAATTAAATTCTTTGCCTTGCCCTGCCTGACTAGTTGAAGCAAATGCACCTTATCAGCGCTTTTGGGAATATATACCTTCCTTCCTGGTACCAGACACACGTTTGCCTCAACCGTGATTTCTCGTATAACGCTGGAATTGTAGCGTATTTTATCCAGTGCATTCGTATAAACCCAGACATCATGGGTAATACTCCGGCAGTATTGCAGGATGTCCCAGAAATTCGGATGCGCCAAAGGTTCGCCACCGGATATATTTATACGATCTGACGCTGATGCGGTTGATAAAAATTGTTTTATTGTATCCATGTCCAAATGTTTTCCGTTTGGTACTGCATTGGTTGAACAATACTCGCATCCGTGAGAACAATAAGTTGTTATTTCGATAGTATATTCACTCGTTTTAACCACCCCCTGTTGGTGTGTAACATTATCATTCTATTACTCCTCACCTCCCCCACCTAATCCTATTAACCTGCCTCTCCGCCTCCTCAATCGCCCTCAGTTCCCGTGGCCTTGGCCTGGCTGGGGGATATATTTTTATCCAGATGCCGGGGAAGATGCGAATCTAAGCATTGGTATCACCGTCCCAGTTTGGCCCAAATTTGTTACTCCGGTATTGCTTCTCTTCCTCTGTTATGCCGTTGCCTTTTTCAGTCAGAGTACAATCGCTCAAATCGGCCATGGTCGGCGGCCAACCAGCAACACACACCCTGTTTTTTTCTTTATTGACTCCCAGTAAGAACCATTCTTCGCCGGTTGGCCCATGCCTTACGGTGTCACCTGCCTGTATCTCACTCTTCTTCACCATTTACCAACCTCCTAACATTCCGATATGCACTCAGCAGCCAGAATCGTTCCTCGCCCTCGTACAGGGGGCAGTCCTCGGTATCTCTGATTAACTGGTCGATTACTTCGATGATGCGTATTCGCTCAGAGGTTGCACCAACCTTACAGCCTTTTTCGTATGCTGCTTCACTCATTCCCCATCACCGTCCTTGAGGAGGGAGAGGACTATATTTCTGCACCTTATAAAGCCATCGTAATGTTCTCCGTGTGGATTTATAAGATTCAATTTCTCCACCACCTTCATGATCCGTTCACGCTCGGCGGCTGCACCTTTCGCTGTAAATTCGGCCTTAAATGATTCAAAGTTCATCCAATACCCACCTCCAATATGTGTAAAAGCGCCAGGGCGGTGGCATCATCTGGGGTGTCGGCCCATACTCTATATACTAAGCAATCAATAAAACTTTCGGGTTTCACTATGTCACAATTCCACTTTGCTGGCCATTTTGCCATGTCGTTTGATACTAATGCCGATCTGTACCCCCGCCCCTCAATCTCGGCCAGGAGTTGTGAGAGGGAGGGGGCAAATACAGGGGCCATGTCCTGATATTCTTGGTGTCTTGCGGTTAAATTGTGCAACCTCCTAGCTGATTCCAGGTTTTCTTTGTTAAGCAATTCCAGCTTGTCGTCGTAGTAAAGCCGATCCCCTTCCTTCGGCTCCCACACCAACCCCGCATCCTTCAGTTTTTTCGCTAGTTCCAGCGATACCATATCCTCACCCCTTTTTAATTTGCCCCGGCCCGTTAAGACCGGGGCGTGTTGGTTAATCAACCTTTTCGTATGTTGCCTCGAAAATGTCAGGTTTGCAAGGGTAAAACTCTCCGCTTACGCCCTTGATTATAAAATCTCTAATACTTGCAATATGTTCGCCTTCAAGAGTTTTAATTACCAAACCACCCGCAACCTTGCCGTGGTCGATATAAAAATTGACACCTTCTGCATGCATGAAATCGTTCGCCTTGTCCTCTAAAAAATCATACATTTCTCTGTGGTTGTTTCCCGTCCATTGCAGATACTTAGCCATTTTCATCCCCCTTATTTTTACCGCCCCCTGCGGTTATTTACTACATCCCTGCCGCCAAATCCAGCAAACTCTTGAAGTTCTTCGCAAAATTGATTAGCACAGCCATAACGATAAGGCCGATGCTTAGGTATATGATTTCGGACATGAGGTTTACATAGGCTGTTAAGATTTCGAGTTTTTTCATGGTTGTACCTCAACTTTCTTATCCTCCATGTATCCGTCAAGCTGTCTTTCAAGTCTTTTGGCCGCTTTATGTATCACATAGGCGGTTACTATGCCGCCTGATGCCCCGGAAATTATTCCAAAACAGATAAGTATAAACACTTCAAACATCCATCACACCCCCTATTTAACTTCCAAAAACTCAATATCGGGATACTTATACTTAAGTAACTTAACCCTGATAACATACTGCTGTGTCCTAACTCCCTTAACATCAATCACCTGCTTCTGGCCATCAGGTAGGGTTATTTCAAAGTCTGCCGTGTAAGTAATGGGTAATATGGTTTTGCCCCTGTGTTTAAACTTTGGCATTAACTCGTACGTTGGCTGTCGCCTGATTTCTTTGATTTCCCCTGCCATTTTGCGATACTTTAACTCCTGGTAATAGGCAGCTTCGCGCTTTGAGTCGAATACATATCCGTCTGCCTCAACCTTTGTGTTGCCATACTTCCTTTTCATTGGCCTTACCGGCATCACTTCACCCCCCCCTAAAACCTATTTGCCCCCAGCATTTCCCGGCTGACCTGCGTCACCCTCCGGTATGTTCCGGCGTAGTTTGCGTGTGGCATTGATCCACCTCCTCAATTTCCGCTATGGCTTGGAGGATTGGGTAGACTTGCTGTGGAACCACTGTGTTGCCTAAGCACTTAAGTCTGTCCACCCCGTCGGGAATCCCATTAAAAGCTCTACATAGTTTGGGTTGATATAAAGTGGGTCTGTTTCGCAAGTCCTCAAAGCTTCTTGAGTAAAACTCCCTTTGTAATGTTTTGAACCCTTGTAACGCTTTCTCGATGCACCCTTCCACATACTTGCGGTTGGTCGTGGCAATAATGAAAACCCTTTTTCCTTCAAAACAGGCTCCAAACGGGTAAGCCGGTAGGTTGCCCCATCCCGCATAATACCCCATCCCGCATAATACCCCATTCCGGCCAAGTCTCTAAGTATTCCTCCAAAGAACCGTCCAGACTCGCTTGACAGTATCCCCGGCACATTTTCAGCCAAGACCCATCTTGGTTCAATTTCGCAAACAATTCTCCCGTAGTCCGGCCATAAATCACGCTCATCATTAGAAGCTTCACGTTCTCCAGCAAGGCTGTGAGGTTGGCAGGGAAAACCTCCTGACAGGACTGTGATACTGGGTACTCCTTTATCTCGAATAGCCTCTGCTGTAACATCCCTTACATCCCTCCATCTCGGCACATCCGGCCAGTGTTTTTCCAGTACTTTGGTGGGGTAGTCGGCAAACTCACACTGTCCTACGGTAGTAAATCCAGCCCATTCTGCGGCTAAATCAATACCACCGATACCTGAGAACAAACTAAAATGCGTCAGCACCCCGCCCACCTTCCTTCATGCCCTAATTTGCGCTGAAGTTTAATTAAGCCTGGCAACCTCCTACTTTGCCGCCCTGGCTATCTGTGGCCCCCAGTTATGCGGCGGGACACTCCTAAACTCCGCAAGACTTTCTTTTATCGACTCTTTACTGGCTCCAGAAAGGTTTTTGTTTAGATACCTTCTTTGACCGGTTATCGGCATTTTCAGCAGAATATCCCTGTGCGCCTTGCACCACTCGTATATCTGCCATTTGTTCATCATCAACACTCCTTTCAAGTTCCAAAAACCTGGTTGATTCCTTGACAAAGAATATTTCAAATTTACCTGTGGGGCCGTTCCTTTGCTTTGCTAAAATAACCTCAGTAATGCCTTTCTTGTCTGATTTTTCCCGCTTGTAATATTCGTCCCGGTAAAGAAACATCACCACATCGGCATCCTGTTCAAGATCTGCAGATTCCCGCAAGTCCCTTAACTGCGGCCTTTTATCTTCCCCGGCCTCTGCCCCCCGGCCTATCTGGCACAAAAGCACAACCGGTACATTTAATTCTTTTGCCAATTCCTTTAAGTCCTTGGTTATTTCACCAACCTCCATATAACGCTTCTCTGCCCTCCGTGTTGACCTAATAAACCCCAAGTAATCAATGAAAACCATATCTAGTCCTACGTCAGCCCTCATTTTGCGGCATCTGTGCGCTATGTCGATGGTGGTTAGTTTTGTTGTATCGTCAATATAAACACCTGATTTTAATAGCGTTTCAGCGGCTTTTGATATGCGATCCCATTCACCACTTCCGAGCATACCCACCCGGACATTCTGAGCTGATACAGCACCCTCATTGACCAATAGTTTTTCAATAAGCTGCCGCCTCGTCATTTCCAGAGAGAAGAAAGCAACTTTAGCCCCATGTTTTACTGCTACTGTTTTAGCTTCCTGTATGGCAAAGCTAGTTTTCCCCATTGAGGTACGACCGGCAACTATTATTAAATCGCTATTTTGGTATCCGGCAAGCCATGCAGTAAGTTGTTTGTAACCCGTTGGGATTCCGTTAATTGCCTTTTTCCTTGCCCTGTTTTCAATGTCCATCATTACCGGGAGTATCCCTTGCCCAACATGTTCCAGGCCACCCCTATTGGTCTTAATTTCAATCACCGATAATTCGGCTTCGGCGAATGTTAGTAATTCCATAGGGCTTTCATAATCACCATTAAATGCTTTAGCCTTAACTTTTTCTAAAGCCGCCAGCATTTTTCGTGCCACTGCTTTTTTTTCGACTATCCGGGCGTGCTGCTCAATTAAAGCGGTTGATGCAACCGCACCTGTTAACCCTGCGATAAACACGCTGCCGCCCATAGACTCAAGTCTGCCCTTATTTCTCATATAGTCCGTTATACTTACAAGGTCAGGAGTAACTTTTTTATTGATAAGGTGCGTTATGGCCTCGAATATCTCTCCGTGTGCTGATATATAAAAGTCAGCTGATGTAAGTATTTCCTGCGCTTTTTCAGCCGCCTCACGCTCCATCAGACAAGCACCTAATACCTGTCGTTCAGCCTCCTGGTCCTGGGGTTGTATCAAAGCGGCCATCTGCTTCCATCCTCTCGATCAGCTTTTGCATGGCTATTTCATCGTCAGTGGGTTCTCTGGGTGGCGGTGCTTCATTTTCGGCGGCCTGTAGATAATCCTCCCATCGTCTACCAGGACCCAAAAATGTTCTGCCGTGCAAGATAAACTTGGTTTCTTTGTTGGTAAGGCGAATTTCCTCAAGGTAGTTGTCCAGTGCCTTTTCTAATTGCTCAACCGGAACACCTGATTTACGGAGTTTTATCCACTCTTTGAGCGAATCGGCTTTTCCGTATTTTCTCGGGTAACGCTTCCACCATTTTTCAAACTCGGCCAAAAAATCGTTATTCTGTTTAAGGGAATCAGAGTTAAGGGAATCAGCCGGAGTTGTACTGTTATTTAACTGTTCTTGTACTGTGCTTGTATCGTACATTAACTGTTCTGGTATATCGCTTGGTGCTTCGTTCTTATGTGGGTTCTGATGTTTGAGGAAGTTATGGATATAAATGTACCGTACTCCTTCGACCTGATAACGGAGTATAAAATTTTTGTCGTGTAGAACCTGGAGAAGCTTGTCAACGTTGACATTGTCATAGGGGAATAATTTTGCTTTGATCCTTTTGGGTCTGTCTTCAAGCCTCCCCTCTCTGTCTGCAATAGTCCAAAGACCGGCGAATAAAAGCCTACCGGCCATCTCGACTTCAGCCAATAGCTCATTTTCAAAAAACCCTGGCTTTATATTCCTTGACCTTGCCATCCCCGCGCCCCCTATTTCCTTACTCTCCTCTTACACCCGCCGCCCCCATAAGCGCACCACCCGCAGTCAGGCCGCCCATCCTCCCCCGGCACCCTCGCATAGCACTCGGGCGGGTAGCCGGGGTATAAGTCGCGCCAGGGGTAGGTGCAATTAATCATGTGGTTCACCTCCGGCAGGGTGTCTTTATGTTGGGCAGCAACTACACTTCAAAAAGTCCACCATCTAAAGTCATTGCTTTTCCGCTTATCCACCACTGCATTACATCTTCTGGAGTATGCCAACTTGTATTAACTTTTCCCTTTAATTTTCTGCGGTTCAGCATCTTTTGAAATGCTCTTAGGTAAGCGTCTCGGAACACCGGCCATCTCTCAAAGTCTTTCTTCATACCAACTGGCCCCTTAAAAGAACACCCGATACACCCGAGTCTCGAATATCCTTCGTCGTAAAGCTCACAATAAGGAAGTTTGTAACCCTCTATAAATTCCCATACATCGGCTTCAGTCCAATCAATAATGGGGTGTAAATACATTATTTTTTTCTTTCTGTCCGGTTCGTACATCTTCCGACCACTTCTTTTAGCGCTTTCTTCCCATCTAACCCCGGTCATAACTGTTCTTCCCAGTCCACCACGCTCTTTTAATTCCTTGCAACAAAACCTCTGAATTCTCGTAGGAGGAGACATGTTTACTTCTATCAACTGCCACATGCTTTTCCTTGGGTGTTCCATGATGACGTCTTTGTGCCGCCTGACGAACCTGACTAACTCGGGAGGGTCAACGGTTGTAATGTTATAGTGGGCATCAAACTTCACTCCGGCCATCTTGGCCAAATGATATATACATGTACTATCCTTGCCGCCACTGTAAGCCAGGTAATACCCATCAGGAGGTTCATAAGTGCGAAGTCTTTGTATTGCCGTCCTTACTTTGTCCACATTGCCAAAAAGAGTGTTTTCAACCAGCACTTTTCACCCCTCCATTACTGCGCTACATTTACACACCACCCCCATCCAGATAACCACGGCTTCGGCTTAGTCGTGGGCGGTCAACCTTTCAAATTCAGTTACCCACACCCAGGGTGATATATCCCAGCCAAAACCACGCTTGGAGTAAATGGAGTCCCACAAGAACATAAAGTCCATCTGTGGTGGCTCTGTCCATCCGCTATCGTAGCAGTCCGTACAGCCATATACCCCCATTCCTCCGTGATCGCATCTGCTGCCTTGACATCCTTCAGCTACCGCATCCTCCTCCGTTATCTCCTGTAGCCGCTCCACCCTGATGTTTTTGACGGCCAGGAACAGGCGGGCGGCTTCGCGGGGCATGTAGATCGAGGGACGCCAACGGTCGTCAGGGTTCTCGCTTTTATCGTCTGCTCTATACCAATAGTCTGCCGGTATTCCCGCGCGGTCGTTTGAAGGTAGCATATTCCACGTTTCCCGCACGTAGAGAATGTCACCCTTTTGGCATGGTGCTATTGCCTCCCAGGTTATTTGCCCGGACTTTTTAAACTGGTGCAAAGTCCTGAATTCCTTATTGTGCCATATTCCGGGGATTCTCAGGTATTCATCACGTTCAATATCTAATGGCTGCGGCTTTATCACACGCCTCGTTGCTGTCTTTCTGTTGTCTTGTATCGCATTTATCATAAGCGTTGAAAATAGGATTGGTTTCTCAGCCATCCGCTTCCACCTCCGTAATATCCTCACTAGGCGGCATCTCAGCCCCGCATTTCTCGCATATCCAGGTGCCTGACTCATCCGCGCTGTACCATGTGTAGTCGCATTTAGGGCACTGCCTGCTAATCATGGGCGGGGGCCTCCTTTGTGCGCGTTTTTACATTGCCATAATCCCATTTGTCGGCTTGACAGGTGCAGCAAAACCTCTCATCTTCCTCCCATGCGCCGCACCCTGGGCAGAGCCATTCTTCGGCAATCTGCTCTCTGTTGGCCTGGTCGGCCTCCTTTAATCTTCCTGGGCAATCTTCGTTTTCGGCGGCGCAAGTTTCGCTGGGATAATTCACAATGGCCCAGTCTTCGTCTTCTTCCAGATCGTATTTTTCACAGTCCAGGCACTCTTGATAGGGGTATTTCATCCATCCCGACATCACTTCCCCGCCCCCTCTCCGGCCCCCAATAATTCAGGATTGTCGTAGATGTTGCCGATAACCACAACACGGTAATCAATTATCGTGTCGCAGGTTAGGTCAAACGAAATATTTGGTTGACTCTTTTCCCATACCATGAATCTTGCGCGATCTTCGCTCCAAATTATCTCAAACTCTCTAGTCCAGCCGTTTTTGTTGGTGGCTTTTACTCTGTCGCCCGCATATATTTCCTTTCTGTTATCTTCGTCGACACTATTATCCTTTAGGCCGGTGGATTGCATAAGAATATACCTTTCAGTCCTGGCATCCGAAGTGAGAATCAGTAAGCCGTCCTTCTCGTCTTGCAATAGGTATTCTGGACAAAACATCTCTTGGTCTTGTTTGTCCCACGCCCTGAATTTAATTTCCCTCATTTCCCCGCCCCCTCTCCGGCTTGTGATATTTCATTAAAATAAGCAAACTCGCCAAATAGTTCTCTTGCGGCCGTATTATAAGCAATGGCAGCAGCAATTTCTGATTTATATCCACCTAACCAATAACATTTGCCATTTTTCTTAATCTTTGAATACCATCTTCTCTCTTTTTTATTCCAATGGACGCCTTTGTGTTTTGATACACCACATGCCGTATGTCTATTTTGTTGATTTTGTGAATTAGTGCAAATTCTCAAATTGCACCTTTTATTGTCAAGACCATTGCCATTAATATGATCTATAAAAACATCTTTTAGCGCACCCATTATTACTCTGTGCATAAATATTTTTGTGCGTTTAGTTCCTGCTTTTACTGCATAACAATGATTTTCAAATTCGGAAACATACCATCTTGATTCATTAAGAAATTCATAATCATCGTCATCAACAATAGCAGCCTTTCCTCTCGAAAGGGGTATGGTTTTCATTTATTTATCACCTTCCTGATGCCGTGAGGGTTAGGAGGGGGAGTAGAGGGCTTCAATTGCACCGCATAATTCATCAAATTCATCACATACCCAATTCGGTTCATCCGACCAGGCTTCAAACGCCTTCTTAACCGCCGCCCCCCTCTCCTGGGACTGCTGGAGTTGGGCCTTGAGTTGGTCGCGCTCTCTTTTCCAATCGCCAAGTATCTGGTATTCATCCAAGGTTAAGCCTAATTTCTTGGCATAATCGTTCCATTTATCAAATAGGCTCACTGTTCGCACCTCCTGTATTCCGGTTAGGGGCTGGGGCTAAAAGGGAAGATCGTCTTCTGTGAACGGTGCTTCACTGAAACCATCGTTCGTGCGGGGTGTTGAATGTGCCTGTTGGCCCCCATCTTTCCCCCGGTCAAGGAATCTGATATTCTCGCAAATAACCTCTACGGCTTTGCGCCTGATACCTTCCTTGTCATCGTAGGAACGAAGCTGGAGCCTGCCGTCCGTGGCTACCATGTATCCCTTTTTGACGTTGTTGAAAACCACTTCAGCAAGGTTGCGCCAAGCCTGATGGTCTATAAAGTCGGTTTCGTACTCGTCCTGCTGATTTTTAAATGCACGTTTTACAGCCAGAGTGAATTTTGTTACCGGGATACCCCCTGGAGTATATTTCAACTCCGGGTCCGCTGTGAGACGGCCAACGAGGATTATTTTGTTATACATGTTAGGCCCCTTTCTGAAGCATCTCTATTAATTCGCTGGCCTGTTTCTTGGTCAATTCCTTTACGCTTTCCACCCCGTAATGTACACCTATAATGTCAACCACATTTTTTTTGAATTTACCTGCTATAGTGTGGATTGCTTTATGCTGTGCCTCGGTTGAGTCGCCTAGTGTTTTTGGTTGTGGGTTTTGTTGGCTTGCGCCTTGTTGTTGGGTTTGTTCTCCTTTTTCCTGTGGTTTCTGCTCCGTCTTTCCCTGTACTGCCTGCAATGGTTTATTGTATTTGGTTGAATCCTTATCCCAATAAACATCAGCCCCAAACCCCAGAGCCTTACATGCTACCGATATTGCATCGGTCAGGGCCATTTTAAAACACTCATCTGAAGTGTAGGGGCCATTCTTTTCTTTGGTGACAAATGCGCTGCCCCCGGTGCCAGGGATTGCTTCGGACCATGCCTCGTCATACTTGATAAACAGGTCTATGTTCACAAATGCCGCTATTTCATCACTTCCGCCATGCTCAAGCCATTGCTTTGTAATGGTGTACTTCCAACCGATACCGCAGGGGCCGAATAACTCGGTAAGCTGTTTAATTCTCCACATGGGGTTAATGTCACTTTTGCCACTCAACCTGCCACCAGTTATTGCTTTTATGGCTTCTTTTGGTACTGTCCTGGTTTGATTGTATATGTGCAGATTGTCTTGCATCCTAACTCACCAACCTTTGGTTGATTTCGTTTATCGTGAGGTTGTTTTGACATGCTTTTTTCACACTGCAATACTTCTCACACTTCCTGCCTTGCCATGTTTCCCTCGGGCGGCACACTGGAGGCGCTTCCCTGGCCTCTAGCGCCCTTTGTAGGGCAGTGGCCTTAGTCGCCATGTACTTCCTTACCCAGTGGTCTGATATGCGGTTTATGGGTATCAGTACGCCATTCTGTGCTACACCCCGCATACTAGCAATCATTAAGCCGCCGTCCCTGACTAAGGCTTCGATTATTATCGCCTTCACGGGAAACCCCAAAACCTCTAATTTCATCCGGTAATCATTAAGTTGAATGGCCGTATCCAATCTATCCTTGCGCCCTCCGGAACGCCATTCTTTGCGGGTCTTTGGGTCGCCCTTCCTCCCACTTTTGCAGTCTGATTTATAAACCTCTCCTGTCGGCACGTCTACCGAGTACATACCCAATGCTTTTTGCACTTTGAAGCTGCCCCATGTTTTGGTGTCGTACAAAATGCCGTCATCGTAGAAGTCGAACATGCCGCTATTGAGTTCGTCCGTTAGCCTTTCCTCGCCAAGTTCACCCATCCCGGTAAACTTATCTAAAACGCTGTGGGCCTTCGTGCCATGCACCCGAAACAGGGCGTCCTGCGGATTAACGGCGTAATCAGTGGTTATTTCCAGATAAGCCTCCCGCGTACCCTTTAAGAGTTGGGTAGTGGACGGGACACCCGTCCAAGGGCGCTGGTCCGCTATGAGCCTGAGTGTCCTCACTGACAAGCACCGGCCTGCGGGGAGGTGTTGCCCAATACGGCAACCCTCCGTCAAGCACTTTTTTATTTCTATCTCATCACCGTCCGGGCAAGTGAACCATTTGGCTGGCATCAATACCCCTCCTCATCCTCCAACTCAAAATTATCTTCGTCCTGCCATGGGTCGGGCATTTAGGACGCCTCCTTACCAAGCACAGCCTTAGCTTCTGCAAATTGCTTTTTGAGCCGTTCCCTGTACCTTGCTTTGAGGTCTATTTCATCAGTGCCATTGACGTATTGTCCTTCCATTATTTCAGAGTCCCACACCCGTATTTTGGTCTCACCATTACCTATTTCAATAGTTACCGTACGACTGTAATTTTCACCGGCCCATGCAATGAATTGGTTTAAGTCGGGCATTTCAGCACCTCCAATTTTTAAAATAACCTGCCCAGTCTAGCCCTCTACACGTAATACCTTTCTCTTGCCGCTTTAATTATGTTGATCGCATCTTCCTTATTGATAAACGCTCCGAGGTATATTTCCTTGTAGTTAATCTTAATTGTCGCAACCCACTTATTTATCTCTGTATGCCATCTTAAGCCAGGATAGCCAGATTTATTATTTCTGTTAAGGCCCGCCCTATTTCTTGCATTCTCCACGTAACTAACTATTCTTAAATTATCCTTCCTGTTGTCTAATGTGTTATGGTTTATATGGTCTACAACTTTGCCCGGGGGAGCATTCATTATTACCCTGTGAAGCATTCTTCTTGCACCCGTCTTTTTGTCTACTTTTATTGCCGCATAAGGAATTTTGGTACGATTATAATTAATTTCTACTCTTGCATCATATTTATTTAGTATATCTACGTCTTTCGCATCCATAATCACCTTAAATAGTTTGTCGGCACTATTTGTATATATGAATAATGTTTCTCCATTCAACTCAAATGTGTTCCTCGTAATCATCACCTCTATTTATATATGGCGAGCAGCTGTACTAACGTTCTAAACGCACAATGTGGCTGACATTCCGTGTAGTAAAGTGCTCGCATATACAACTTTAATCAGGGAATGGGCAGGGAAACTATTCTTCTTTGTCTAACTCCAGTGCACTTGCCACTGTCTCGGGACTGTAACCTGCCAACAGGGCCACAAGGGCAAGAAGGGCGTTATCGCTCATCATTTCCCCTCGCTTTCAAGGAGGCTGGGGTTGTCGTGGATATTGCCGATGACTTCTACATCTTTGCCTATACTATCTGCTCCTACCATTACCCCTTTTCTGGGGCTTATGGCAATCTCTCCTTTGTGTTCTGATAAATTACCCCATTCAACATACTGCTTATGCTTGACTATGTCCCCCTCATAAACCTCAGCCCCGTTCTTGTCGGTAAGATTTGTAAATTGGCCGACTGTTTCTTCAACAATATCGTCATGCCTAACAATCCAATGAGAAGGGCTGTGTTGGCGGTGAAATTCTTTGGCGTAACGCCCGTAAACGTCCCAGTAAACCCACTTGCCATTGTCAACTCGTTTGCCCCTGAATTTATATCTCATGGTTTCCACCTCGTTTTAAAAAGTTGCCGGTTTTTCCGGCTATAGGGAGGAGGTTAGTAAGCTGTCACTTCGCCGGTTAAGGGGTTAAGGTTGATCTCGATCGCACTCCAGGCACTTTATTTCGTATCGGTCAACTGTGGTATAGGACATGGGATCAACTCCTTTGGCCTATGGTTTACACAGCCCTCCATCGGGCACCGCTCCGCTCTCCGGACACTTATGCAGCCTGTGCCATCCATCCCGCACACCCCGGCATATTCATTCCCGCAGGTCTTGCACATACAGGGCAGTTCGCAGTGGTCGTGAGTCTCCTGATTGCTTCTCATGGGCTTCCTCCTCCTGTGCCAATGGTGACGGTGAAAACTGTCTCTCGTGAAAGCGACTAATCATTCTGTCAACAGCTATAGGCACTTCAGGACCATTATTGACAATCTCGCCATTTTGGTCATCATCGTTATTGGTAATTGTCATATGGATAAGGCCATTATTAAGCATCTCAACTTCAAAACAGTGTCCAGCTTCAATAATGTCCATAGCCTTATCGTAGATATCTTTAGAGCGTTCTATTGATACCTCATTCTTGCGTCCGTGTGGTAATAGATATTGTGTAAATGGGATATTGAACTGAACAGGGATTTCCGCGTTTCTGGCGTAATCGATCATAATATTCCATCCTCCTTGACCGCCCGCGCGGCCTGTGTTTATTTCAAAGCGTTAGGCTGTGCTAGTTTATAAAAGTTGCTGTAGGCGGCTTTGCTTATCTCACCTCCGACAGAGGACTAGCCGCCGCATATTGACCACCTGCCTTGTTCGTGGTATTATGTTTTCAGGTATTTTCTTATCTGCTCTCGCGGCAGATATTTTCTTTTTCTGTGAACATCTTTTCAAGCTTCAGCCGCGGGTATCTCTCTGACATGGCTACAAGATAATTCCAATCAGCTTCCATCCGATGGATTATCTCGCAGGTTCTACTCTGCAGAAATGGTATATCATCGTCCGTTAAATCCTTGTCCTCCGGCCTGTCTATCAGTCTCTCCGCTATGTCCTCATATGCCTGATCCGCTTCCCGGTCTTCTTTCCTGACTTTTTGGTAAAGGTTTCCTAAATGTCTGTCTTTGGTGAAGAAGGTAAACAGCTTGTGGTATCCGGTGGCCTCTTTGATTATCATAAAGGCCGCTTTCAGGCTCATTCTGCAGACCTTGGGCTTCAAATCGTCTGCCAGGGTTCTTTCCCCGGAGCCGATGAGGCTTAACAGTGCCGGTGAGATTCCAAGCCGCCTGGCCCCTTCTTTACCCGTCCCATTGCTCTCGGTGATTCCTTCAAGCAGTAAACCGCGCATTTCCAATAGTGCTGACATAGTAAATTTCGCCTCCTTTCGATTAACTTTTTGTGGTGGTAAACTTTACCTGTGCCACCCCGATTCATCCCCGACCGGGGGTCTCCATGGGGGCCTCCGGTTTACCAGCCCCCATCAATTCGTTTCGGCCATCAAAGCCCGTTCGAGATATATGTTTGCCAGTATGCGTTCTCCTATGTTTTCAGCTAATGCCGCCAACGTCAGGAGTTCATCAACAGACCAGTTGATTCCAGTCAATTTATCACCCCCTATTTGCCTTCAGCTTTACTGATAGCTTTATTGATTTCATTAAGGGCAACACAGCCGGGGCAAACAATTAAATCGATAACAATCTGGTCGGCACGGTTCCCGGTTAATGGACCAGTTGCCCAACAATCACCGGGAACATCGTGCTGCAAAGCCTCTTTTGCAACTTTCAACGCCTCCAGCAGGTCAGATATTGCCTCCGCTACGGCTTGCGGATTGTCAGGGTTAACCTTCTTGCACTCCCGCAAGGAAATTTCATCGAATGTCAGCGGTTTTTCCCTTGCTGCAAAATTGACACAGGGTATATTTTCGTTTAAGGCCGCCTTTGTTGAGATTTCTAGCCTCACTAGCTCGCAATAAAAGCCCTTTATTCTTTCCTGTCCATATTCACAGTTGGGGCATATGGCTGATTGCTTCACATCCCCCACCCCCCTTTCCACGTCAGATCGTCCAGCTGCGACATTCCGTAAGTCATTAATGCTCCCATTGTCAGCAGCAGGGCCACCATGACCACAAACTTTATCACCGTCAGCGGGATGCACTTCCCCGGCCTCCAAAGCCGCCTGACGCTGGGTTCCGGCTGATAGACACTATTGATATGGTTCGTAGGTGCTCACTCCTTTCGGTTAGATTTTGTCGTATCTCGGCAACCTTGGCCTTGACAATTTCCTGTATTACGTCCGCTTTCTCCCTTCTGTTCTCCTCGATCAGGCAGTCAATGCAGACGGTCTCGTCGAGTTCGACTTGGTAAAAATCTTCTTCGCAGATGGGGCATTTTATCCACGCCATTTCTGGTTTATCCTCCTTTCTTTTCCGCTGTCCAGGGGCCGGGAGGGAGGTTCATGCTGCACCACTGAGGTTTATGGCTCCGCTCCTTGTTGCCTCGACAAGTGTTAACCTGTCTTCATAAACCGCCCATCCATGCCCTGACTCACATAACCCGCCGCAATTATGCCCTCCTATGTTGCGGTCAAATCTAATGCGAGGAATATCGTTTTCCTCGAGTACAGTTCCAGTGTCGCCAATTTCATATTTACCCCGACCCGTAACACTGATAACTGCAACTCTGTCACCCGCCTTAAACTTTGGCATCTCCATCCTCCTTCCCGGGCTACATGGCCCGGAGTTTTAAGTTAGCTGGGCCTGCTTTTCCCTGCGCTTCCTCTCCATATACCTGTCAATGACTTCACTCACCGTTGCAATCATGCTGCGTGCCTCCGGGGTTAAATCCTCGGGCTTAACTCCCTTCAGTGCTGTCGGCCACCAGGTGTAGGGGTTTTTGTCGGATAGGATGTTTTGGGACACGGTTGTCACCTCCTCGTTGGTTGGTTGGTTACAGGATTTTCCTCCCTTGCGTCGAAATGGTAGTTGTCGAGGCTATCAAGTGACGAAGGGAGGTGAAATTATGCCATTTGCGCTGTGTAAATCAGGTAATTGCGATTATGTGACAGAAGACTTAACTCAGAAAGGTTGCATTAAATGCGGTTCTCCAATTGTTCCTAAATGTCCAAAATGTGGAACGCTTATCAGCGAAAAAACTGCAAAATTTTGTTCCGAATGTAATACAAGGTTGAAAGATGAACCCGAGCCGAAAAGAATTAAAAATACAATGAGTTGGTAGCTTGACGGGGCCGGGTTTAGGCCCGGCCATCTTTTTACTTAAAGCCGCCCCTGTCGTGCATTTGGAACATGGTATTGCACAGTATGGCTATTAACTGGATGTTTTCTTTAAACTGTTCGTGTACTGCAGGATTACTAAGGTCGTCCCGATGATTCACGTTCCATTTTTCCAAGATGAATATTTGTTTCTCAATTATGTCCGACAGGGAAACCACTTGGCAGTCTTTGCGATCCATTCTTTTCACCTCCCTTCTATGATTCAGTACCGGTGGGTTGAAATAGAACCAGTTCATAGATTTTTGCCTTGATCTCCGCATATTGGTATCCGGCCATAATCAACCCGGCCACGAATACTTCCGCTTTCTCCAGGACTTCAAGTTCTTGTGCCGTCAAGTTGTCGCGAAGTTGGTCGTTATCCTTAACGCACCACTGGAGACGAAGTTCCTTGGCAGACTTTCCGAACGCCTTGCGGTATACCAAATCCGTAAAGTGACGGTATTTCCAGCGCTTATTTGGGCTTTCTTCAATGTAGTCACGGATAGCATCTGTCATAGTCCGCCGGCGGAGTTTGCCGAGTTCCCTCTGCAGGGACCATTCTTTTTGGTCTGGCTCCGCTATCTCTTCCAGGTTAAGCAGGTAGTTCCTAACTGACCTGGCTACTGGAGATTCGGTGAGCAACATCCCGAGACGGAGGATCGCACGTTTGGGAAGGAGGGTTAGGGATGGAGTTCTGCCGAAGTCAGTTACATCGTGTAACAGACTTAGCCCTGAAAAATCCCTTCTTTTTACAACTACAATCCCATCCCCGGAAAACTCTTCCTTGTTTCTTGACAGAATTTGCCTTGTCGTTGCCTCTGGAACTTCGTAATAGGAAGAAGTCTGCTGAATCGTCGATCTCATATCCTTGGTCAGGTAAGGCAGAACCTTTATTTTCTCCAGGATGCTGCACCTGCCAATCATCTGCTGGCGCGCGGTTTTGCTTTCAACCAGGATTAAATCGTTCATGGGCTACCTCCTATTGACCGCAGGTGCCGGTAGAAATGTTACAATTTGAAGCATCTATAGGCCAAATAATCTGGTCATAGCGCACCATTAAGCAATCTGCAATCTTTTGTGCTGTTTTCCTAGACGGGCTTCTGCGGCCACCCTCGATGTTTAAATAGCCAGACATTGACAACCCGACAGCCTCGGCAACCTCTCTGGAATCCTTTTTTCTTTTCACCCGCCAATCGCCCAAAGGCATTTTTTTCATGTAATCACCTCGTTTGCTTCGTTATGAAGTAATTATATCTTCACTTTGAAGCACTGTCAATATGTTTTTGACAATTTGAAGCAGTATATTTTCAAGGTGAAGCAAACACAATATAATGCATGATGGAAGGGGGATTTGATTTGATCGGATATGGTGAAAAAATAAAAAACTTGCGCAAAGAAAAAGGTCTTACGCAAGAACAATTGGCTGATCTAATAAATATAGGAAGGTCAGCATTAAGCCTTTATGAGATAGAATCTCGACAACCAGATCCGGAAACCTTAAAAAATATTGCCAGGGCACTTAACGTCAGTACGGATTTTTTGTTGGGCTGCACTGACACAATAGTCGAAAAAATATCCGAAACTGAGCCTATTTACCTAGTTAAAGACGAAAGAATTCCTGGTGGTGAATTGCGAATAAAAATGAAACCGGAATGGAAAGACAAAGGCCTTACACCCGAGAAGATAGAGCGCATTATCGATCAGGCGCTGGCTTACGATTCTATACTCAATAATGAATAGCGCAAAAATGAATAGATATTGTCGTAAACAAATATGGACAAGTCAGAAAGGCCGGTGATTACTAGCAGACAGGTATCTTAATGGGCCTCCCTGAGACTTATTCCCCTTGCATAATAATGGTTAATTTTATAAAATTAAAAACACAATGAGTGAGGGGAACATGTGTTTGGGGAGGTAAAGCAAAATGAAGCGGTACGCCTATTTGGACAGTGAAGTGGAAGAGGTATCTATTGGCGGACGTACACTAGGTAGTTGCAAAATTTGCTCCGAACAACCTGCGGACAAGTTGTGTAGTTTAATCAAAGCGGAAAATCATTGTTGCTTGGGAACAAGCAACTCTTGCGGTCAGAATAATTGTCTGAACAACCAAAAATAAATAGAGTCGGTCTGGAGCTCGTGCCGACGATAATAAAACCCTCCCGTCTGATCGGTCTCCTGGACGTAAAGGTGAGAGACAGCAAGGGACCCCGGAGATTATTCGGGGTCCCTTTATATATAGAATAGAATAAATAAGGAGGAGGCACTATTATGAAGAAAATTATCATCGTACTGTTGACGGTATTATTGGTTTCTACATGCGCTACACCAACGATGGCTTCAAATGCAATAAGAGTTTTTGTTAATGGCAATGAGATTTATTCAGACGTATCACCACAAGTAATTGATGGTAGAACGATGGTTCCGATCCGGGTTGTGGCCGAGGCGTTGGGAACAAATGTTAATTATGATAGCGACAACGAAATAGTATCCATAGATTGGAATAAATCAATGGAGTCATATATATTATTAGGACGCATGATGGATGAAAACCCCAACTTCGCTAATGACATTATTGCTCTTGTCGAAAAATATTCTGGAAATTCCGATCCATCAACTTCCCAAGCTATTCCATCAATCACAGATTTAGAATTAGTTGGAGAACCACAAATAATCAGCACTGGGGCAGCATGGTTTCTTGTTGGGTATGTTAGAAACAATTCTAACTATACCTATAGTTTTGTTAATGTAGGAATTAATTTATTAGATAGCAATAATAATGTTACGAGTAAAATGTATGCCAAAATTAAAAACCTTCCACCGGGTGATGTGGGTAAGTTTGTATCAGGCATTATCATTGATAGAAACACAACTGGATATCAAATAACAGACATAAGCGGCAGATAGTTTGTTGTTGATATTAGAAAGGAGGTGAAATCAATGCGTAAACTAATAATTGTTATGGCCCTTGTGTTAGTTGCTGTATTTGCCTTTGCATCCATAGCCAGTGCATCTGTTTATGTTAACGGTTACTATAGAAGCAATGGAACATATGTGGCCCCGCATTATCGCAGTAATCCTGACGGCAACTTCTACAATAATTACAGTTCCTATGGAAACATAAACCCGTACACCGGTTCCATAGGTACACAAATGCCGTCATATTACTACACGCCAAGCTATAGCGGTTATGGCTCCTACAGCAGTCCATACTATAGTGGCTACAGCAGTTATTAATGATACAAGTTACCCGGTTCCAAGCCGGGCTTATTTTTGAGGTGACATCATGCTGTGCAAGCGTTGAAATAGATTTTAGGAGGTAAAACCAATGCGAAAATTATTAGGTATTATTCTCTTGGTCATGTTTACGCTCTATGGCTGCGGCGCCTCACAACCTACTGAAAACAAATCAAGCTCACAACCGGCAGCGCAGACTCAGCAATCACAGCCCGAACCTGCGAAAGATACTTCCGTTACTAAGCAACAGCAACCTGCTTCCCAGCCAGTAGTCAGCACGCCTGCGCCACAGCCAGTTGCTCCCAAAGCAGTCAGTCAGCCTACCCCTCCCCCTACACAGAAGAAAGACGTTACTGTTTACGTAACAAGGACAGGGGAAAAGTATCACAGGGATGGTTGCCGGTACCTGTCAAAGAGCCGAATTCCCACCAGTCTTTCTGAAGCAAAAGCTGAAGGTTATGGGCCTTGTAGTGTCTGCAATCCACCACATTAAGTAGATAATTTAGAGGTGACACCATGCAACTAGCACAATACATTCGCATGTCCACGGCCCTACAGGTAGACTCCCCGGAAACACAGAAATCCATAATTAAAGAATATTGCGAGCGAAACAGCCACATAATCGTAAAATCATACGAAGATGAGGCTATTTCTGCTGGGTCGATAGAAAAACGCGGAGCCCTTATAGAAATGATTATGGACGCAGAAAAGCACCTGTTTGAAGGCATCGTTATTTATAAGTATGACCGGGCATTCCGGAACCTGGCTGAACAGGTGGCCGTCTTTTCAAAGTTGCGAAAGTATAATGTCAAGGTAATCGCAGCTGCAGACCCAAATTCTGACGGGGCCAGCGGTGAACTAATAGTTAACATCCTGGGGGCCGTGAATCAGTTTGAAAGGCAGCTTACCGGGGAGCGAATCTATGATAAAAACCGGGAACTGAAAAAGAAAGGCCGGTGGACAGGCTCAGGCATTGATCCATTCGGCTATCAGTATAACAAAGAAACAAAGCAACTTCTTGTCGTAGAAAAAGAAGCAGAGATTGTGAAATTTGCCTATCAAAAATATGTTGAACTGAGAACCGTTAAAAATGTTGTTGAGGCACTACAAAGCGCCGGCCACAAATCAAAAACAGGGATAGAATGGTCTAGTGATAGGGTCCATGCCATGCTTATCAATCCACTATATACGGGCAGGCACCGGTGGGGTTTTTTAAAGCCAGGGAAGCATGGTAAAAACAGAAACTGTGAAGTGTTTGAAGGTCAGCACGAAGCCATAATAAGCCTTGAGGCCTACGATAAGGTACAGGAGATAATGAGACACAACAGAACACACACAAATGCCCCCAGCGGACGCATATACCTCCTGAGTAGCTTAATAAGGTGCAGCCTGTGTGGTGGGCCAGCAATAGCAAATTTTAAAACCCACCTGAAAAAACCAATCTATCTGTGCAAAGACCGGTATAACTACGGCAAGAACCATTGCCATGGTTGGCACAAGATGGCCTATAAGATAGAGGCTGTTGTATATAAGGCACTGATAGAAAACATAAACAAAATAGACCTGTTCGGCTGGGACAGACAGGACAAGGCCCCTGCCGTTGATCATAAGGTGCAGATAGAAAAAAAGCTAAAAACAGTTGAGGCAAAACTTCTCAGGCAGATTGAAATGCGCGAAGAAGGAGATATTACCAAGGAAGATTTTAAGATAAGGAGAGCCAAAACCCTTAAAGAAAAGGAAGAGTTGGAAAGGGAATTATTGCTTCAGCAGGAAGGAGGTTTCTTTGACGAAAACGTGGTGAAGGTGCTGCAGAGCCTTGAAGATTTATGGAATGATATAGGCACCAAGGACAGAAGGGAGATCTTGAGACAATTTATCCACATTATCCACAGTGACGGACTGACCGCGAAGGTAGAGTTTAAGAACCTGGGATTTAAGGGGTGGGTGCTGGAAGCTGAAATGCCCATAAAATAGGGGTTAATTTGTTCCACTCGGACAGATAGTCGTGACCTCTACTCCCTATCGTAGTGGAACATTTTAAGACCCTTTTCTTCCTATTAAATGCACTTCAAAATTTCCCTACCCAACCACACCACCGAACAGGTTTTCTCCGGCCAGGGGCAAAAATAAAAGCCCCCGCCGTAGCAGGGGCAAAATTATTTCCTCAATAAAGAAGGATTTCTATATTTTGTGTCAAAGTAACAAATTGTGGGTCGGTAGCTTAGTTGGATAAAGCGGTCGTCTGCTAAACGTCCGGACGTGGGTTCGAGTCCCACCCGGCCCACCATTAAACTTGGTACCCATGGGAGGGTGGAGGGTTTAATTTTTGGGCGGGTCGGATTAGCAGACACCCGCCAAATAAAAAACTATAAAGCTATATTAATTTCGTCCGATAATGTATATAATAAAAATAAGCAGACGGCCGCTCAGGGCATTAAACTGAGCCACCGGCCCTCACCGAAAGGTGGGGGTTGGTTGTTTACTTCCCTATCGTCTCCGGCACCTTCTTCATGCCCAACCCA